CAAAAATTCGGCTTCCTCCAGCGTATGATACTCTTCAGTTATCTCAAGCTTCTTATCAGTTCCAGTATACTTTTGTCCATACAGGGCATAACCTTCATGAAATAACTTAATACTCATCAAGTGTCTAAAGCGCTTCCGAACTGTGTTCCAGTTGTCGTCTCCAAGATTCATCAAAAAGCAAGCTACTCTAAATTCTTCAGGTACACCTCCATGCTCTTTCATATAATTCATGTAGTAAACTGCTCTCTGAATCAAACTGTTAGACCAACATCCAAATATTGAGGTCAATAGCCATCCAGACGGATTCTGGAAAGATATCAAATATAAATCTCCTTTAGTTACCTCTATCCGTATAACACCAGCGATCAACAATCTGCGAAGAAAATTCAATTCGAACTCTGAGTAATCAGTCCAAGATGCCAACTCCATAAACATATTACAACACGCTTCATCAATCTGCGTGCTAATAGTAGTGTCTTGGCATACTAAGTCCCCGTCAATCGTACTTTTAACTTTCATCGGGTCCTCTCCAGGCTCAGCATCAGCATATTGTCTCCTCTTCTCCATCACGGGCTCTAACTGAGGACCAGTAATGTTGAATCCTACCGCGATTTCGGCTTCCATATAATGCTTCTGTAAAAAAGCTATTATAGGGCCAGCAAAACGCGATAACATCATATTCAACACATGTGGTCCCACACGAAAGATCCTAATACTAGACCCTTCAATCTTAGCAAGGGATAGAGGCTCATCTTTACGAGTCGCAGTATATCCATGAATTACAATAATATCAGGGTCCTGCATCATCCTATCAACTTCTTCATAGTTGTTCAAGTACACTGAATCAATAATCACGTCTAATTCACCATTGGGATTCACCTCTTCAAAATGCATCAACTTTTCTTTAGGGCAATTGAAAGGTAATCCTGTACTAGTCTTCAAATTAGCGGGATTCAAACCCATTTCACGATTACCGCGTAGGGCCGTATATTCATCCAACGGCTTTATACCTCGCAATTCCTCTTTAAACGGCTCTAAACCTGAGATATAGTCTTTCATCGCCCACAACAAAGGGTCGATTGGGCCAGGTAGATTCTTACTCTTCCTCATATTTACCGTATATGGATCAGTCCATCGCCACACGGTCTTTCCACAGGGCAATTTCACCTCAGTCATTTTGCACACTTCTCTCGGTACTGCGTAATCGGGTTCCACACTGTACTGTCTTGCTAGGTCATCCAATGAAGGTCTCCAGGGGTTTTCAATCACCTGAGTCTTAAAAGTTGAATTATGAAATTTCGG